AACTGCACCGATAAATTTAACCGCAAATCCATCTAGTGCTGTAAATAAGCCAATCTTAATTAGTAATTTTGCAGAAGCTCAAGAAAAACTTGGGTATTCTGATAATTTCAAAGATTATACAATTTGTCAGCTAGTTGATGCAGCTTTTAGGGTGTATAATGTTGGTCCTATAGTAGCTGTCAATGTACTTGATCCGGAAGAGCATAAAATAGTATCAACTCCACAGCTTAAGGATGTTACTAATGGACAGGTTTTTCTCCAAGAAGAAGGTATTTTGCTAGATACAATTGTTGTAAAAAATTCTACTGGAGAAACAACATATGAAAAAGGTAAAGATTATACTAGCGAATTCGACAAAGATGGATTTGTAATTATTAAGAGAGTTGCAACAGGAAGTATTCCAGCTAATGCAACGCAATTAAGTATTGGTTATAACAAGCTAGATCCATCATCAGTAACTGAGAGCGATATAATTGGAGGATATTCCGGGGGAAAATATACTGGACTTGAGAATATTACACAGGTATATCCACAATTGGGGATAGTTCCAGGGATAATTGTTATTCCTGGATGGTCGCACAAGCCAACTGTTGGTATAGCTATGACAGCAAAAACAGAAAATATCAATGGTGCATTCAAATGTGTAGCAATAAAGGATGTTGATTGTTCGCCCTCAGGTGCAGAATTATATACAGAAGTTGCGAACTGGAAGAATTCAAATAGCTATACAGACAAACATGATATTGTGGTATGGCCCAAAGTGCAAATTGGAGATAAGAAATATTACTTTAGTGCCGTTTTGGCAGCTCTGATAGCGTATACTGATGCACAAAACGACAATGTTCCATTTGTTAGTCCTAGCAATAAATCGTTGCGTATTTCTGGCACGATTCTTGAAGATGGTACAGAAGTATATCTTGACCAGATACAAGCAAATACCTTAAATGCTCAAGGTATCATTACAGCTATTAACCTTTCTGGATGGAAGGTGTGGGGAAATAATACCGGAGCTTATCCTAGTACTACAGATGTAACAGATAGGTTTATATCAGTCAGAAGAATGTTTGACTGGTGGGGAAATAGCTTTATTCAGACTTATTTTCAACAGGTTGACAATCCCATGAACACTAGATTAATTGAAGCTCTTGTTGATTCGGAAAACATTAGGGCAAATGGGTATAAAGCCAAACAACAAATTGCAGATGCAAGGATAGAATTTAACCTTGACGAAAATCCTCAAACAGATCTATTGAATGGAGTTATAAGATTTAAACAATATTTAACTCCATATCCTCCAGCTGAAGCAATTGTAAATGTACTAGAATTTGACCCTAATGCACTCACAGCATCCTTACCTGGAGGTGAAGAATAATTATGGCATCATCAAGTGTAAATCCTATTCCTGAAAAGATTGTAAACTATAATGTTTACAATGGTGCGAACAAGCTTGTTGGAGTATCTGCTGAAGTTACTTTACCAAATCTTGAATTGATAACAGAGACAATATCAGGTGCCGGCATTGCAGGTGAATTTGAATCCCCTACACCTGGTCACTTTGGAAGTATTACTATAGAAATCCCATTTCGGACTATTATGGACCAAAGTTTTAGTCTAATGGTACCCCAAGCACAGACCATATATTTACGAGCTGCACAGCAAAGTTACGATATTTCAGCCGGTAAAATTAATCAAAGAGGTTTAAAAATCACATTAAAGGTTATACCAAAAGGAATTAATCTTGGAACTGCTGGTGTTGGAAGACCTACAGAAACAAACAATACATTGGAAGTATTATATATAAAAATCGACGAAAATAATAAAACTCTCTTTGAATTGGATAAACTTAACTTTATTTGTAAAGCTAACGGTGTCGATATTCTCGAACCTATTCGTCGGTTGATATAGGAGGTTAAGTGAATGAAAAGGGTTGTAGAATTTAATAAGCCATATAAATTCGAAGGTGTGGAATATAACGAGGTAGATTTAACTGGTCTTGAAAATTTGACAGTAAAAGATTTGGCTACAGCAGACAAGCAATTCAGTGTTCAAGGTAATATAGCAGTATCTCCAGAAACTAGTATTGCTTATGCTTGTATAATTGCAAGTATTGCGACGGGAAAGCCTGTTGAATTTTTTGAAAACCTTCCTGCAGATGAGGGAGTAAAGGTAAAGATGGAAGTTATGGGTTTTTTATTCGGAAAGGATTAAAGCCAGGTGATGGACAGTTGCTAAAAAAAGCAGCTGTCCGTTTTGCTTTATCGTCATTTACATCTATAGAATTCTTTTTAAATTTATCAATTGATGATTTCTTTGAGATAGCTGAAGAAATCAAGGCGGTGACTTCAAATGGCAAATAAAAGATATGAAACAATGTTTTTGCTTGGAGCAAAAGTTAATTCAAGCTTAAACAAAAGTTTTTCACAAGCACAAAATAAACTTTCCAGCCTTGAAAAAAAAGCTGAATCTTTGAATCAAGCTTTTGCTAAGATTGGAAAAGGAATAAAAGCGGCTGTAGCTGCCGTAGGTGCATATGTAAGTGTTTCAAGTACTTTAAAGCTTATGGAATTTTCTGATACATTGGCTCAAACGAAGTCTAGACTTGACCTAATGAATGATGGACTTCAAACGACAGCTGAATTACAGAAAAAAATATACGAATCAGCTCAACGTTCAAAAGCAACATATAACGATACAGCACAGGTTGTTTCTAGGCTTGGAATTCTTGCTGGACATGCTTTTAATAGTAATGAGGAAATGATACGTTTTGCAGAGCTTATGAGTAAGCAATTCAAGATAGGCGGCGCAAGTTTGGAAGAACAAACATCAGCAATGTATCAGCTTACACAGGCTATGGCCTCTGGCAAATTGCAAGGCGATGAATTTAGAGCTATAATGGAAAATGCTCCATTGTTAGCTCAATCAATAGCAAAATATATGGGAAAATCAATTGGTGAACTCAAGGAAATGTCATCTGAAGGCCAAATAACAGCTGATGTAATTAAAAAGGCCTTATTTGCATCTGCAGAAGAAACAAATCAGAGATTTGAGCAATTGCCTGTAACATTTGGACAGATTGGTACCGAAGCAAAAAATAAAATAATATTTGGACTTAATCCATTATTTGCAAAAATGGGGTCTTCGGCAGCTAAATTACGTCCAATTGTAATGAAAACTATAGATTACTTAATACCCAGAATAATTGATTTGTATAACAGAATTGAGCAAGGGTCCACTAAGCTGTTTGCAGAATTACAGAATTATTATGCAAAATTTATTCCTTTTATCAAGACAGCCAAATCTTATTTTGACAGCTTTATAAATTCAATTCAGCCTGGCATTAACAGTATTAAAAATATGAGGTCTTCTTTTGTAAGCATAGGAAAACAAGTAATTCCTATGCTAAAGCAAGGATTTGACATCCTTACAAAGCAAGTAATACCATTTGCTGTAAAAAGTTTTCAATGGTTTATAAATGACATTTTTCCAATCATGATAGATTTCTTGACTTATGTTGCTAAAACAGTAATTCCACCTGTTGCAAAAGTCATAAACTTTTTAGCGACAAATGTAATACCACAATTAGGAGCAAAATTCCAAGAGTGGATGCCTAAGATAGCAACAATTGTTGGAAGTGTTGCAGAACTATTGAAACTTAATATCGAGAAAATAGTTAAAACGTTTGAGACTGCATGGCCATACATTCAAGGTGTTGTAACTGTTGCAATTAATGTAATAGGTGGAGTAATCAATGGCTTATTAACAACACTAAATGGAGTAATTACATTTATTACTGGAGTGTTTTATGGCGATTGGGTAAAAGCTTGGGATGGAATAAAAAATATATTTTTCGGAGTTTGCGAAGCAATGAAAACAATTATAAAAGAAGGAGTAAATGTTATTATATCTGCAATAAATCTTTTAATACAAGGATTGAATAAAGTTAAAATTAACGTACCTAATTGGGTGCCTGGTCTTGGAGGAAAGAGTTTTGGAATAAATATTCCTTTAATTCCGAAGTTGGAAAAAGGTGGTAAAGTGCTTGATAGGGGTGCATATATAGCTGGAGAAAAAGGACCCGAGCTGATAACCAATACACCAGGAGCTACTGTTGTATCAGCAAATAGGACCCAGGAGCTACTTAAGGATGCGTTTAAGGGAAATCAAAAAACTTCAATTACTTATGCGCCACAATACATAATT